TCAATTTGGAAAGGAATCGGCGTAGTATGACTAAAGGATCTGGCTATCCTCATATGGGGAAGAAGCGAGATAATATCCAAGAAGCCATATTGTACGTTGAAGAAAAGATAAAACCTAATCCAGTATTGGAAAATTGTTGGTCTATCTTACCTGGCTATAGAGCCCAAAAGCCTACCGAACCTGGAACAGATCCTGTGATGCGATTTGTATTCGGTATTCCGATATCACAATTTGTGATGTCAGCAGAGGCTATTGATCACGCGATAACCCTAACAGTTGAGTCATCACGCACACTTCGACAGGATATCACATGCTTCTATTATGAGGCTAGTGACCTCAAGAAATATGTAGCCCTTAAATATCCTGAAGTGGACGAGTGGATTGGATTCGATTTTACAAGATTCGATACATCCAACACTGCATCTATGATTAGAAAGATGGTGGAATACTTCTGCCCAAGCTATGAGTTTAAGGAACTCTATGCTGAGTATTTAAACCGTGCACTCGTTATTATGCCTGATAGTGAGATATCGCGAGATGGGGGAATGCCATCAGGAGATAAAATAACTAATTTAGGCGAAGGTAAGAACAACGCTGAAGTCGTTGTGGACATACTAGACAGAATGGGATTGTTAAAGTATCTGGTATGTATTATCGTCAATGGTGATGACATTACCATTGGAATGTCTACTAAGTTAACTTCTGATAACTTAGAGAAATTTGCTCACTTATCACCATTCATACTTAATACAGATAAGTGTACACAAGGTAATTATACCTGGTTCTCTAGTTTATATAGTAATGGAGACATTATATGCGCGTCAGTGTTTAAAACACTGAATAACATGATGTTCACTGAGAGATCAAAAGATGCAATTTCTGGCTCAAAAGAGTATATTGAATTGCAGATGTCTCAGCAAACGGAGAACATAGAGGAAAGTCCGTTTGGACTAGCCGTAATTAAAGCCATAGCTGACAACACTTCATATCATATAAGCAGTATGACTGATGATCAGCTGATGGACGCAGCACAGTTTATGTCTGACAATGACTGGAAATATGAAGCCAGAAGTGCCAAAGACATAATCGACGCGGCAAGGCGTA